ATGTTATTGAATTTTACCGTTTCGAATTTCACTTCTTTTGATAAAACTAAAGAGTTTAGTATGGAAGCAGGACGTGTTAGAGGAAAAAGAGAACATGTGGCAGTTTCTAGGTACTCACGTACACTCAAATTTTCTGCAATATATGGCGCAAATGCAGCAGGAAAATCAAATCTTATCAAAGCCATGAATTTTGCACGAAATGTCATAGTTAATAATGGGCATATTCCAAATGGTTACACGTCTTCATATAATCGAGTAAAAGCTGACAATATTAATGTACCCAGCACTTTTGAGTTTGAAATTTTACTGGGGAAGAAAAGATATACTTACGGATTTTCTCTTCTCCTTGCATCGTTGACATTTGAAAAAGAGTGGTTATATGATAGCACAAACAATTCGAAATTATTATTTAGTCGGAGTTTCGATGACGAATCTTCTCTTAATTTTCCAATTAAAGGTGAAGATGAAAAACGTATTCGCATTTATTTTGATGATATAAAATATGATCATGAAACTCTATTTTTGTCGGAAATGAACCGCAAAAAAAATGAAACATATAAAGAAATTACCAGCATTGCTTTTTTACGTGATGTATATAATTGGTTTTCAAAAAAGTTGGTATTCATTTATCCTGAAGCAGGTGACCCAAATAGGTATTCGTTCACATTTAATACAGATAAAAAAAATCTGTTTTCAAAATTGAAGATATTTGGTTTGGATATCACAGATTACAAATATGAGCAGACAAACATAGATAATGTTCTAGGACCTATTCCTGATGAATTAAAGAAAAACCTTCTCGCGGACATTGAAAAATCTCTAGCTAAAAAGAGACGTGGCGAAATCAAGGAGGAACATCGTAATTTTTTATTTAACGGAAAAAATTTGTACTTTTTTGGATTAGATTCGAAAGATTCTGTTGTATTTCAAACAGTGAAAATCCAACATGGTAATCTTGGTGAGTACTTATTATCAGAAGAGTCTGATGGTACACGTCGTATTCTTGAGCTGGTTGAAGTCTTGTTATCAACAGAAGATGATGTTACCTATGTTATTGATGAGATAGATAGAAGCATGCATCCGTTACTGACAGATGCGTTTATATCCGAATATCTTTCGAAGGTTGGAGAACGCAACATTCAGCTTATTGTAACAACACATGAATCTCGGCTATTAAATACTAACCATTTACGTCGTGATGAAATTTGGTTTATGGAAAAGAAGAATGGAAATTCTGATATATGGCGATTTGATCAAATGGAAGATACTGAAAATACTGGTACGCTGGCACGTGGTGATATAAGAATTGAAACCGCATATCTTAATGGACGATATGGAGGAATTCCAAATTTGATAACTTATATTAATGGAGATAAATTATGATGAGGCGTTGTAAGCCTATTCTTTGGTGCTGTATGCAAAGTGAGAAAAAAGATTTTTTATGTGATTGGCTTTCGCCTTATTGTGAAAAATTTGGTATATGCATCAAGGTAGTGTTATGCTCCAGTTATAAAGAAGTTGCACGTGCAATAAAGGAAATTCCTAAGATGTCAGCTTACTCTAAAAATTCTGACTCTATACTTGTGCTCTATCCACTCTCCAGTTCAGAACAAAACTATATCTCATCTAGTCAACTTGTCTGGTTCTTTTCATCCGCATCTTTTCTACAAAATTGGAAAATTGGATATTAAAAAAGCACAGCAAAAATATTAAAAACAATGGAGGTGATTATAATGGCTAATATCGGAGAACGCTTACATAAACAAAAAGCTCTGTTAGATTTTGCCGAATCCAACAGAGCCATGTTACTTGTATAGAATCCCCCGATGCTATATTGAATATAAGTGGAGGATGTACTATACAAATTATATAATACAATATACTAATAGTATATGACCTATCCTCCTAAAAAGCAATACAAAAATATAAAAATCAAAAAGGAGGAAGTTTAATTTATGTTAAACTTTAGCAATTACTTTAATTTATCGATTTCTGGACATAAAGACATTGAATTTATTGATGTGCCTGTGGATACTGATGTTAGATTATTTCTTGATCCTGGTCTTATAGAGTCTGGAGGGGACAATTTTTCGAAAGCATGCACGGCTGTTATAAAATCTTATTTTAATGCTGTCTTTGATTGCTGCCGTTCAAGAGACCATCTTAATTTACCTAAACTGTTAAACCATTCAGCTGAGCCCAATGAGACACATTTGGGAAATAGTATTTATTATTCGAAAGGGCATGGTGCATCAGAACAAATCTTATATACGATGTTCTCAAATCTAATTGACCAAGAGCTTTTTGAGCGTGATGTAATTCATTATCCATGTGATCTTTACGTTTTTGCTCCTAATTTTGACAAGGATAGAATGTCAGATTTACTTACGAATATTCTGCGCGATTTGTTAAGCCAATTCACTAAACAACAATGTGATAAACATGGAATTTTACTTAAGGGTAAACGTATTGGATGCTTCTGGGATCCTCTAAGTAATCAGTGGCAAACGAAGAATTGGCAATTACCAATTGCAAATGGTAAACCTGTTTTACTCGTACCGAAATCTTTTGTAAGCCGAAACTATCATTTTAGTACAAGCAGTTATATCAATAAATATCTTCTAGAATATAGGCAAAGATATCATTTGGAAAATCACACGGACTTATGTTATGAGAGATTACTAAAGAACGGAAGTAAAAAGCTTATGCCTCCTAAAAAAAGTGACATAAGACTAATAGAATTTTCAGGAGTACAGTGGAAACAAGAAGCAATTGATTTTGCGTGTAAAAATCCTGATACCATGTTGTATTTCGACCGGGAACGTAAGAAGTCATTTGCTGATGGTTGTTATGCTATGTCTAATTATGAACTGGATTTAATGTTATATTCTCAAAAAATTAAAACTGCTTAATGTAAAATCCAAGAGACTGACAAACCGCTTCTGGTCTAATCTTATTGTGAATAGAGTTGAGTACCAATTCAAAAACAGCGCAACATAATTTCATAATGAATGCGTATTGCTTATAATGCATTATTTTGACACTGTGATGCCAAATTATGTCTATTAAAGCAAAAAATCCCCCAGCCGTCCTTGCAAATTTGAAGGATAGCTGGGGGATCAGTTTATGGAGATGTTTAATTTTTAGGTACCAGATTTGCTGGACACTCGTGCGATTGCCTGGTAGGCACCGTTGCTGGTCGTCGATACCAATACCGCGTTAAGCGGCACCAGTGCCCATACTGTCCAGGGCTGAAAGAATCCTCCGTTAGCTGCCGTGCTGATGAGCAGCACAACCAGTGCAATCAGGTAGCTTAAAATTTGTGTCGGCATCTTTGCAATGGTGCCGGCACCTTTAAGTAATTGTGTCAAAAGTCCTGTGACTGCTGCGGCACCTGCGAAGGTGCCGAGAATACTCCAGGTTAAAAAATCATTCATGTTCATAATGTTCCTCCTTAACTTCCAAATCACTGATTCGGTGATTTGCAACTTTCATCTGTTCTTCTAGTCTGTAGGTGCGCTCTACGACTTGATTGTGTTTTGCAACTTTTTCTTCTAACTTGCAAAGACGATAATCCACTAATTTATTGGAAATGCGGATTCCACCCCAGCTGCCGACCGCTGTTCCTAAGAAGGCAATCAGCGCAACAATAACTTCTGTTGGCATTTTGTCCTCCTCATGCGACCGTCATCTGGAAACGGTCGATTGTATTGCCGTACTTCCCGGAAAATCCGTCCATACCATTATCGGTATTATCGTCGATCTGCTCTTCATACCAGGATTGGAGGTTCGGACTGACTTTGTAATGGGCGCAGCGAAGTGGGTGCATTCCGGCAGGGGAGTAATAATATGCCTCGACCGCATCGATTTCCTGACCGTTGCCAGCATAGCCGTTGTTGTCGTCGTTAATATCATAGCCGGTTACCCATGGCAGCCAGTCACCGCCGCATACATGGACACGGTACCGAATAGCCCCCTGCGTGACACCGATTGCAACATCGGTAATCTTGTGCCCACGCAAACCGCCAAAGTCGTTGTCATCCCAGATCTCTTCGAGCCAGCCATCCTCTTTGGTGCGGACCCGATAGGCGGCGCTGACCTTGCCGGTATTATCTGCAGTAGTGGTGGCAGCACTGACCGTATCAGACGGAGTATTTCCTGACATATAGGATTGCACCATTCCTACAAAGCGTCCCCAGCCTCGGTCAAGCGTTCTGTGCGGGCAATACTTGTCCATGTAATCCTGGTGCTTTGTGAGCCGATCGATCCCCCAACCGTACTTATTGAGCAACATAGCCGCCAACTGCGCACCGCTGCGCTCTGCGGCGTCAAAACGTTCCCCGCCGGATAAACTGTAGCAGATTTCAATCGCGATTCCCTGACGGTTTCCGGGACCGTTTCCGTCGCCTGCATGCCAGGCGTTCCGGTTCTCTGGAATTCCCTGTACGACTTCCTGATCATCGACCGCATAATGGAAAGAACACTCGTTGTTGTTGCCGATCATGTAAGCAATTTCAGAGCGCGCAGAGGCATCGTTATATGTATTGTGAATGACGACGCGGGTCGGAGCCATAGGGTAGGGGCACTTGATCCCGTATTTTTCAGGTGGACAAAGCATTTGTATAGTATCCATTATTCTGCATCTCCTTTCTGGGCTTCCTGGTGGTCGATTCCTTTTTGTGCGGCCTGATAAAGGTCGTCTGTGTAAATGATTACTTTAGTATCCATGAGTTTTCCTCCTTATTGTGTATCATGCTTTTTTCCGCTCAAATCGTAAGCAGATATTAAGACAAAGTGGGGCTTTCCGCTGCTATCATAGGCTGTCACGAGTCCAACGTGTTTTTTTCCGGCCGAGTCATATACCGTGATCACACCGGATTTAACTTCCACGCCAACCCAGCAAACGGGGGAGGACGGATAAGATCCGTACCACTCGTGAACTTCCCAGACTGCATAATAGACCCAGCCTTTTTTCTTATTGGAAACTGATATCCGATTGTAGTAATTGTCTTTACCGTACTGATCAAGTGTTTTGCTCGGTACCGTCTGAATACTTGTTCCGGATCCGACATACAGCCTTGCACCGAGTCCGTCGGTAACCTCGAAATGATCGAAATTTGCATTGCCCTGCGTGCTGGACTTTGTCCATGATAATGTGATCGCCATTCCGATCGGCACTTGCGTCTTAGATACTTTAGCGGACGGAGCGCCGGCTGCGTAATAAGGCCGCGCGGGAATGGTAAGAGTTCCATCAACCTCGCCGTTGTTGCCTGCAGGACCGTACCCGTTGACCGTATCGCCCCAGTATTTTCCGAATACGGTGACGTCGTAATCACTGTCGCTCCGGTTAAAGTCCCAGGAACCTTCTACTTGCCCAACCCAGTTTCCGTTTCCGTTGTAAATTCCTTCTCCGTCTGCGCTGTAATTTTCAACGCCGCACTGCGTATGAACACCGTATTCACTCATTCCACCATTGATACAGGTCGTGGATGCGTGTACATGGACACGTGCCGTATATTCGCTGATAATTTCGACAGATGCGGATAAGTATGCTTGGGTGGTGCTAGAGCCCCAGTAATAACTGTAGTCGCTATTGCCGCCGTACCATTCAGCCATTTAAATCACATCCCATCATAACAGTTGAATATAAAAGCTATTGGCGGCTGCGGTAGCAGGTGCTGCCGAGGTGCCCCAGTTAATGCCTAGGGCATGCAGACCATCTACACGGTTATTACATCCGTGACCGCCATTGGCGATTGGCAGCGGACCGGTCGTATTTCCAAGACCCATCACACTACGGCTGGCGGCAAGTGAATTCTGTCCGGTGCCTCCGGCAGATACCGGTACGGGACCGGATGATCCTAATCCCATAGCATTACGGGTGTTAGATAAGGACTTTTCTCCGGTGCCGCCCTGCTCCGGGGGAACAGCTCCATCTTTGTTCAGTCCGGCGATACCGTTTGCATGACCTTTTGACTCATTGATTGCATTAATTTTTTGGAGCAGATTTCCCGCCGTGTCTCCGGATAATGTGTTTTGGACGTTTGCAAACCAGGTACTAAATGCATTGTTAACCTTGGTCTGAAAGTCCTGATACATCGCATTGTATTGCGCAAACAATTCTTTGGTAGAGACATCAGTGACCGCTGATGCTACAATTCCACACACACTATTGTCAAATCTGAAGTCTTCAATATTTGAATCAGATATTTTTACTGCACCTTTGGCAACTTTGATTTGGCACAGCTTAATATCGTCGATATCAGATGTCCGACTAAGAGGAGGAATCGTTGGACTACTTGCAGGAGTGCCGGCTATATAAGTGAGTTTTGCGTTTTGGTTAATAAGGTCGCGCCGTACAACGATAATGTCGATTCGGTCAAGTGCCCCGTCAGCCGTCGGAACGGTAAGGTTAAATTCTCCGTCACTGTTGTCGAGCTCATATCGGTACCCGTCGATAAAAGCAACGCCAGGTAATACGGTTATCCGCATATCGTTATGGAGCGCCCTGATTTTAAGTCCATTTGCTGGCTTTGCAAAAACTCCGTTTTTAAAAAATGATGCAAAATATGCAGCGAAATCTGCTGCAGAATAAGTGGGCCCATTAAAGAAACTGCAATGTTCTGCCATTATTTAAATCCTCCTATTCAATTAGAAATATTACTTTTAATAATTTCGTCGGCTTCTGTTTGAGTTATCTTTTTTCCGACAAGAGAGTTAATTTGCTCTGTGGTAACGCATCCTAACTTAAACTGGATCATCAAAAAATTAGCGACTGCACTCATGCTTCGTTCCCTCCCATAATTTGGGCGAGCTGCATCTCCTCCAATGCGGCCACCCGGCTTTCAAGTGTCGGAGTGTTTTTCTGCTTTTCGATTGCGGTAAGTTCTTCTGCCGTGTAGGGAATATACCGCTCAATATCTTCGTACTCATCGTAGGCGTCATGACCGACTACTGCCGGAACATCAACCACCTTTTCGACGTCTTTCCCGCCATTCGGATAGACACGTACCGTTCTAAGATGTGACTGTTCTGCAACAGCCGCCACCACATCATGGTGGATTGTCAGTTTGTCCGACTCCAAATGACCTTTTTCCAAATCCGGATTCAAGATTTCGTTGCCCTGCTGATCCAAAATTTTCATGATAGTTCCTCCTTTTAAGACAGTCGTTCCCACATGTAAACGCACAGATACGGGGGCATATTATTGTGCGGCTTTCCCCCGCCAGCCTCTGACGTAAGCGAATTTCCCAGATAGCCCCGATGCGGAAGATTTTCATCGATCTTTACCGCATAATTGCTATTATCTAGCGGGGCACCACCATTTGAATTTAATAAGCTATGACGATGTTTTGGTATTTCGTCACCCGTTAATGTGTTTGTAGCTTCTCCACCAGTTTTGCCTCCGTAATAGATTGAATTAGGATCACTATAAGCGGCAAAAAGGAACTTCCCGCCTAGCGCTTGCCATGTGCCACCGTATTTTGATGCGGGACTGGTACTCTTTGTGCTGATATAAATATCTCCAACGTCATATTTATTAGGAATCCCCTTCAAGTCTAAATATTCTCCGGTGTAGGCTTCGGTGGATAATGTGGGGGCTCCGATAATATGAGCGTAGGGAATAGGCAGCTTCTTGATCTTGTCATTCTGCGTCGGCACGTCGTTTCCAAGCGTTGGAGTGTATGTTGCGCCGTTGCTGTCGTACACTTCCTCCACCGTGGGAATTCGGGTGTTAAGGTGATATCCCCATTTTTTATTCATGCAGGTGACAAGGTCCCCTAAGTCCCAGTCTTTTTTGTATTGCTTTTTTCCGTCCGGTTGGATTCGTTCGGTCGCAGTGCAGATGTTTTTGTTTTCAGTGAGCTTTTCCAGCCCTCTTTGCTTTAACCTTGCCTTATAGCTGTTGTCTGATTCGCCCTCTGTTTTCTGCAGGTCGCGGGCGTCAACTACTAGTTCGCGGGGCGTTTCTGATTCTGTCCCAGACAGTCTGACAAAGACGCCGATACGCGCATCATCTTCGCCTTCGCCCATTACAAATGCAACGTTTTTATAATCAGCGTTATTCTCCAAATAGCTTTCTCCAAGGATAGTGTCGTACTGTTTAGAAAAGATGCAGCGTTGATTAATTGTCTGATTGATTGTGCGGTCAAGCCCTCGGTAAAGTTGAAAACTGTACGTCCATGTTTTGCGGTCAAATACCGTTTTAAAGCCGATATCGTTGTCCTGGCATAATTTAGTGACTAAGGATAATATCTCGCCGTAGGTGTCCTGCAGGCTTACTTTGGGGGTGCTTGATAAGGTGGGGCCTAATACAAAATGAGGGACATTCCGTGCTGCCATATAAGAAGCTGCAGAAGAGTCCCTAAAAGTGAGATTATTTTGTGTTAATGACCGCCCAACCAGTGCCCTCACGACGGTATCGAGTTCCACGTTGTCAAAATTCCGCGTCTCGAGATTATATCGGTCTTTTAAAAGAATTGACAGATCATAGGCAATAACGGACAGTTCAAATTGATCGTCCATGTCAATCTTTTCGACACTCTTAATGATGTAGGCCGTTTCGTCGCCGCGCTTGTGCAAAATGTTTTCCTGCTTTAGGAGGTTAAGGTTGTGCGGCGAGATCGCACAGTGTAGGTCCATCTCTCCCACGTCGTTATACTTGCGCTTGACGTCGAGCGACGTGATACCTGTGATCCGCCCGTAATTAGGCGGCCTCGTCTGGCCGGTTGGCGGGGGAGTATAGCAAGTGAGAATCATCTATATCATCTCCTCATAAATAGACTGGATCATAAGCAATCCCGCAATCGAGGCTGTTCGTGTTTGTGTCAGTATAATACCGTAGTACGTTATCGCCCGCATTGAGCTGCAGATAATCACAGTCCGGGTCAACAAGATTGCTGATATCCATGTGTGCTCCACTGCGCAGCAGATCGGCCGATTGATTTTCCGTATCCACCGTGACAATATCCCCGGACTGCAAGTCCAAATGGTCAAACTGGAAATACTCGCGGGTATTGGCGTTGAGAATTCCGGGATTTTTGATTGACGCATGCGCCTGAAAAGTGATCAGCATTCCACAGGGCAGATCTCCGGGGTTATAAATGTTTTTAATCAATGACTGATCACGGGTTGCAAAGGTAATCGCTTTAAAGACGGTTGGAAACTGGAATTTTTTAATCCATTGCGCAAGCTGTACGGACTGTGAGTCGGTTGCTCTGTAGCATGGCTGATATGCTGTTCCCGCAAGGTCAAATTCCAGAAGATAGGAAGTATCGTCTGCATGATTATCTTTGATGTCCGGCGTGCTTTTAAGGTGGAAAGAGATCACGCGGTCTTTTTCGGTGTCTACATACTGGAATTTCTGCAAGGGATTAAAAAAGGAACGCACAGAGCGTTCCAATAGATCCATTTCTGCTTGTGAGTCAGCCTTTAGATAGCATACAAATTCCAGTGGGCGAGTGCCGAGAGCCGTATGCAGGACGGATTCTCCAATTTGATCAACACCTTTCGACGTTGTGTAGTTTGCGGGAATGGTTCCGAGATCGTAGGTGTATAGGATTCTGCGGTCATAGTCAAAGTCAAATTGTTTTCCTGTCGTGAGATTTTTAAAGTATTCCATAGGCCATCCCTCCTTTTATAATCCGTGTGCGGCTTTGATTTGCTGACGGTGGAACTCTGCCGCTGCTGCTGCTGCGTCCATCTGCTGGTTTCCGTTGTTATTGATTGTGACATCTGGCGCCGCGGACATAAGCGAGGCGGTAAGTTCCCCTTTGAGGGATAAGATTCCGTCGGTAATGGCTTGTTTATAGGTGTTGGCGTTATCTTTGTCATACTGCACTTTAAGGACCTGCTTTAATGGCAGTTTTTGTCCCTGCACAACGTCATTGATGGATTCCCAGGTGCCAGTGTCAATAGTTGGTTTTACGACCATAGCATCACGCATACGCTCCGCAATCGCTCTGGACTGCTTTTCTATAGCAGGGGAGGACTGCTTTAAAAGTTCTGCGTACCGATTGACAAAATCTACCGGCCACTGCTCATAGTCACGCATAGGGCCATATTCCGGCCGAGAGCAGTGTAGGTTCCCCCATACTGCGTTAGCAAGCCCTACTGCAGCAAGCCCTACTGTTTTTAGCGTTCTGGTAATTCCACTTGCAAAATTAGATCCCATATCAAAGCCCCACCCGGATGACTGATCTTGCAGCCCGGATAAAGGACTTTGGGCTTTGTCGGCCAGTTTTTGAGACGCACCATTTACGCCTTCCTGCTGCCCGCTAAGTCCGCCGGCAAGATTTAAACCGGTACCAGACCCAACAGTATTTGCGGTGCCTTCCAGACCGGCATTAATAAGGGCTGTTTGTACATCATTTGCAATTCCAGATGCGCTCCCTGATACGTCGCCGCTTTTCCCGCTCATTCCACCGGCTAAGTTAGCGCCCGTGTTCGATCCAACCGTGTTCGCAGTATCTTCAAGACCCGCACCGGTTAAAGCATTCTTTGCACCTTCCGCGGTATCTCCGGCGGCACCGGAAACACCGCCGGCATTATCTGTTATTCCGGAGCTGAGAGCCTGATCAACGTCAATGCCAAGATTATTAAGTGCAGATATAATACCAGGTCTTTGATCCTCAGATGCACTTTGCAATTGCATCATTAGATCTACGGCCTTTTGTCGTACATCGGGGGAGGCACTCGCAAGAGATTCCGAGAGTTCGTCCGACATATCGATTCCGAGGGACTTTGCAGCATTTTTTATGGCAGGTGCGGTCATCTCTGCCCCTGCTGCTAATTGCATGCAAGCATCAATGGCCGCACTTTGATCGTCAGCACCCATTTTTGATATTGCTGTGACTGCGGCATCAGATATTTCTATCCCAAGACTTTTTAAGGTGGACTTAACGTCATCAAATCCCAGTGCCGCGCCTTCTGCGGCATCTCCGCCGGCTTTACGGTACTCTGCCTTTGCTTTGTTGGCTAAGTCTTGAGCATCTGACACCATTTGCTGCGTTACAGTGTTATCTCCATCGGCGTATCTTTGCTTTAGGTCCTCAAAACTGCTTTCTGTGGAATTTACCTGATCTTCCAGCTGTTGCTTTGTAGCATTACCTGCCGCTGTATAAGATAAGGTGAGGCGATTTAAAAAGGTATTGGATAGATTGTAGTTTTTTTCCGCACTTGCACCAACAGCGTCATTATAGTTTTCTATCGTTTGCTGATACTTACCAACGACTGAGCTTGTTTCTCCGACAGTTTTTTGTGCCGCTTCCATTTCTGAGCGAGCGTCTGTGATCCTTTTGGTAAACGAGGCATCTAGCCCCTCGCCCCCTTTGGCTCCTAGGTCTGATTGTTCCTTAATCAGACCGTTATATTTATCTGTTGCGCTGTTTAATTTGTCCTGTGCTTCTGTCGCGTCTTTCCTCGCATCTGCAATTCCCTGCAGCGCGGTGGTGTATTTTGACTGATAGGCATCAAGATTGGCTTTATTCCTTTGTGCCTGAATAAGATCTTCCAAGCTTTGTTTTTCTTTGTTGTATTCTTGTATAACGCCATCTTCCACGGAGATATTGGTACCTAATGCGCCATTAAGCTCATTTAGAATATAATTGACTCTATCTTCTTGCCCGTTCTTTACACGGCCGTTCGCATCGACAAGATTATCAAGCTCGGATTCCAGACTACGCAGATTATCAGATTCTGTGTTATTGGCGGACACATTTGCCTGTGTGCTGATAGATAATTTTTCCCAGGACTCTGCTTCTTGGGAAATCTTTTGAGATAGCGCATCGCACTCAGCCATAAATTTGTTGTGAGCTTCTTCCTGCTTTTGATAAGCTGCATAGGCTGCCACGCCTACAGCAGTAATTGCAGCTACCGTTAGACCTGCAGGAGATACAACACTGCCTAACGCCTTAGCCAGCCCTGCATTTTTATCGCTCAAAGTTTCTGCCGCAGCTGACAAGCTAATGTGCGCAGATTTGGCTTTTGACAAGGCCTGCGTTAATCCACCTACATTAGAGATCACTTTTCCCACACCAGATACCATTTTCCCCAATACCTTTAGAACCGGACCGCCTGCTGCGACATATATGGCGGCCTTAACAGCGGCATCCTTTTGCGAATCGGATAATTCGTCAAATTTATCAACTAGTCCACCAACAGTACTGATACCTTTTTCAGCATATGGGATCAGCTTTTCGCCGATTTCAATTCCTTCGTTTTTAATCTTATTAAGTTCTTTCTGCATTTTCATAGCAGGGGTAGCGTCCATCTTATCTGCAGCAGATTGTGCAGCACCTGCGGAACTTGCCATTTGCTGCAAAATTTCATTGTATTCTTTTCCACCATCGGACATAAGAGAGAATGCGGCACTTCCTGCTTCTACACTACCGAACATGTCGCTAAGTTGTTTACCACTTTTTGACGCGTAATCTTGTAGCATCTGCAGGATATCTGTAACGGATTTTCCGCTTGCCATTAAGTCCGAAAATCCCTTTCCAGATATTTGGTGCAAAGCTTGATCTGCAGCAGTACCACTTTTACCTAGTTCTTTGAGCATGGACGTAAGGTAGGTGGTTGCTTCTTCAGTCTTAATACCACGTTTTGTCATGACTGCCATAGATGTACAGACTTCATCAATGGATACTTTATTTTCTTTGGCCGCTGGGATTACGCGTCCTAGACTAGATGCCAGTTGGTCAACAGTTGTTTTGCCGATATTCTGTGTGGTGATCAATTTATTGGAAATGGAGGAGGCATTATCTGCACTCAAGCCATAAGCATTGAGCACCGAAGTTACAACGTCGACGGCCTTTGACGTATCGGTGAAACCGCCCCGGGCCAGCTTTACCATATCGGTTGTAAATCCAATGGCTTTGCCCGAATCCACACCTGCGGAAATAGACTGATAGAGAGCCTCATTTAAATCTGTAACGGCTACGCCTGTTTGATTGGATGCATCTGTAATCCCAGTTTTAAGCCGATCGTAGGAAAGCTTTGTACTGTCTGCAATAGTGCTAACCTTGGCATAGCTGGTTTCTGCGCTCTCAGCCCATTTATAAGAAGCAGTACCGGCAGCGACAAGAGGAGCTGTAACGGCAAGAGATAAAGTCCCACCGACTTTGCTCATTACTTTTCCTGCACTTTGCATTTTGTTTCCGACGCCTTCGGCAGCTACACCGAAAGCGTGCATTTTGCTCTCTGCAATGCTAAGTTCTCGTTCCATATTCTGGATATCTGCTTGAGTGTTGTTCATAGCAGCTGCATACTCGTTGATTTTGGCCTTTGAACCATCAATTTCAAGTTTTAGAGAAGCATGTCGGGACTGCTCCTGCAAAAGCTGATTGTTTAATTCTTGAGAAGCTTTTACCGCTTTTTGGTATTCTTCCGACTCTTTTCCGTGCGCATTTGCAGCATCCTGCACTTTTGCTTTTGATGCCTCGTATTTTTTGGAAAGCGCATCAATGTTTTTTCCGGTTTTATCATACTCGGTCTGGGATTTTTTGATAATTTCATTTAATCCGGATATGCCGGTCTTATAAGCCTCTGTCTTTTGCTTTGCAATTTCAATTTCAGCCGATAGGCGCTTGGATTTTTGCGCGGCGTCATTAAATACACCGCCCACACCTTTAGTGGCAGTTTCCATCAACCGCAGCTGTGATTCTGTAAGATTTCCAGTACGCTCAAGCTGCTGTAACTGACCTACTGTGGAAGCGACGCCTTTCTGTAAGTTGGAAAAATCAAGGTCAATATGGCCTTCCGCCACGCCTAAATCAATAGCCATTTAATCGCCTCCTGTTTAAAAATGGGTATAAAAATACCCCGGATATAACACCCGAGGTAAAATGAGTTATTGAAATGATCACTCAATACGTTTAAATTCGGAACCGTCATATTCAAATTTTACAAAATCGTGCTGAGGCTTTTCTTCCATAATTGTAACGGTTATTTTAGAATACTTGCGTCCAAGCTCGGAATCCAAAATATTAGTAATTGCTTTTGTTTGTCCATTGGTAAGGACAGATCCACTATAATCTAGGTCAACGCTCAGCTCTTTTTTGTCTCCTGAAGCACTTTCTTTATAAGTGGAATAATTTAAGGTGTTTCCTCCACTTTGCAGTTTTGCATCTACGCTTGGAAATTTTACTTCTTTAGAACTCCCACCGCACCCTGCTAAGGCAAAGCACATAATTGCCGCCAAAAGCAGTGCAAAAAACTTTTTCATAAACATCTCTCCTTCATGGAAATTATACGCCGGTCAATCAATTTTGACAAGGATTCCCATATAGCTCAAGGAAAGTTGTTTCGTACCGATAGGTGGGTTCTTCACCAAGTGACCGCTTGGAATCTATGTAAAGACACGCTTCATCAAAGCAGTACGCTGTGTAGGGATCATCAATGCTTAGTAACTCTGCGGGCCTTTTTCGGTACGCTTTCGCCATCGTGATCGTCCCCAGAAGGCTTTGACTCTTGACGAAATCGACGGAGGATATCAACCCCCGTTTGGCTGTAATTATAAATGTAGGTGAGCTGTACATCGGTGAGGTGAATTCCGGCAGCCTGCAGTTCCTCATAAGAAGGGGAGACAAGAGACGCTTTTGCAATCGCTTCAAATACCTTTGCCATATTGAGAAAATCGCTCTCTCCAGCCTTGTTTGTGCCACCGGTAAATAAGTCTGCCGCTGTATGCAGAAGTGGGTTTGGAATATCGCCGGACTGTGCCAAAAGAAGCATGGACGGCCGACGGAGCTTTACCGTAAAGATTTCGTCCTCTGCGAATCCTGGAAGATCAACTTCCACACCTTCCGCATACTTTTTAATTTCAGAGATATTTGTAACTGCCATAATAATGTTTCCTCCTAAATTTTAGATTTCTGGAAGCAGGGACTATTAAACCCGCCCCTGCCGTTGGATTGATTTACGCTGCCGTTACTGTGGGAAGTGCAGCAACAATTGTCATTGCATAGGGAGCCTGACCTCCGCCCGGTGTGCTGTTGATCGTGTACTCATTGACCTGGAATACGTTATCCTCAGCGCCCATGCAGACCGGAACACCAATACAATGCGGATAAGCAATGCAGGAGTAACCTGTAGTGGTGGAGCCTTCCATGATTGCGGAGTAGGCTTTCAGCGTTCCGGGTTTGCCTTCGGACTTGCCGGACACCGGGGGAGTGTACCCAGTGATTTTTTTACTGGTTTCGTCCTTTGTCAGAATACCGCCCTGCAGCATCTGAATCAGGTCCATAATCACCAGGTTGTCGGTTAAAGTTAACTTGTGACCGGTGACCGTAGTTTGTTCCGGCTTTTTTGCGATTGATTCACCTTTGATGACCAGTTCCACCGCATCGGTCGCTTTGGTTTGCTGTTCGACGCCGAGCTTTGTACCGGACGTGATTGCAATCGGTGCCACGGTGGTGTCGTCCGGCTCAAAGACAATCATGGCGCAGTCGATGAGCGCCATGCCCTTCGGTTTTGTAATATCTGCCATAATATCAGTTCCTTTCTTAATTACGATTCACTTTGGATTCTTTAATCAGCCTGTAAGTAAGGTTTGTCATGTATCCCAATACATCGGGGTCAAGATAATGCGGCCCCGGACCGTCTACCAGTTTGAGCGTAGGGAAGAGGCCATTCATGCTCTCTTTTACAGAGTCAATATAATCTTCAAACTGATAATAATAATCAGAGGGATAATAAAGGAGCAGCTCATAAAGAGTCTGCTCCATATCTATCCCGCGATCTCCGTCTCCGTTGTTGCGGATGACGATGTACGGTGTCTTGCAGGTGCCCTCATGCTGCCCGAGAGCGTACACATCAAAGCCCTTGCTTTTGAGATAGTCGTATATTGTTTTCCACATACGATCACAACCTGTCAAATAAATTCTGCAGGCCGTTCATGACTCCAGGACCTTCCTGCTGCAGAGTTGGATAAATTACCGCATATCGCTTTTCGTTGGCAAATTCCAGATAGACGCCATATTCCACGCCATGCGCGAGAGAGATGCGGATTCCGGTATCGATTCTTTCGCAGTCACCATGCAAACGTTGACGTGCTTGTGCTGTCCGGTCAGTCCATGGGCGATCTTCCTTCGCCTTTGCTTCGATCTTACTTGCGGCGGTGCGGCCATAGGCCATCACAGCCTGCTGTACTTTTTGGGGAAGCGCATCAAGCGACTGGTAGATTTCTCCGAAATCAAACATGCTCATGTGCTATCGACCTCCGTCAATGACAAGTCCATGCAGATCCCCAGCATTCCAACATCATCTACCGTGTTCACCGTGAAAGTGTGGCCACTGATTTTCAGGGTGTCGCCCTTTTTGGGATAAGAGGAATGGAGAATGAGAAACATGGGCTGCTTATTATCTGACAACTTTCCTGCTTCCTGAATAGTCACGTTGAGGTAACTGTTTGACGTGTGGAAAAGCCCCTTTAAGTCAGTAACTTTTTCCGGAATCCCCGGAGAGCCGTACTGCCCTTTTCCAGGGCGCCACAGCTCTGCGGATTTTCCATACTGCTCAATCGCCTGTGATAGCGTATAAGCTTGCTGTATCAATCCCATAAATTATCCTCCCTCGATCACACACGAACCGGACGGGCGCACAGAGGCGGCAAGCCGCAGCCAGTAACGAGACGTATCGGCAAGCGTTAATCCGGATACTTGTACGGTGCTGTTTTCTGCCTTAATAATCAGACAGCGATAGGCCGCGAGGTCAATGTCTCCGCCGGCTCGCTGGAGCTGATAGTTGAGCTCGTCATCACTAAAATAAGGCGCCTGCTTTTCTCGGCACAGCATTTTAAGTTCTTCCAGCGGTTTCATTGTTTCCATTGCTTACGCCTTCTTAGCCGTTTGTAATGAGTGCGGCCATTGGAATTGCCTTGGGGTCGAATTGAATTGCCCAGTTGGAGGAATTGCCAAGCTGTTGATTGGTAGGAGATTCACTCCAGCCAGAGGTAGGCACTTTAAAACTAAATCCGTTCGGATGAATGGTTTCACGGATACGGGTATATAAGGTTTCCTGGCCGCCGTTTTTGGCCGGATCATACTGTGTGTCGTTCGGATGATCCAAACGGGCATTTGCTGTCCGAAGTACACCGCCGCCTAAAAGATAAGTGGTATATTTTATGAGCCCTTTATTGGCGCCGTCTCCTCCGACAGCCACTGCCGGCACACCATCATCGATCACTACGGTATATCCGTTCATAGATCCTAAATTCAGCGGCCGCTGAATTCCATTCGCATCAGTCTGCTTCCAATACTCTAACAACTGTTTGTTTTCTAAGGTCTTGGCAACATTGGAATGCATAATAACCAGTGAAAACAGCGACTTGTTGTCACCAAGTGCTTCGGTCGCAAGGTTATTTAGATCTGTATCTCCGATGACGTAGGGGGTAGCGGTCGCACTGCTTAAGTCCACTACATGATTATCCTGCCACTTCTTGGCATTGCCGGAGGCTCCGCTAACGCCCATCGCAGCATTGAGAATCTGCAGCATGACAGCCTGACGCTGTTTCTGCCAATATCGCGCTACAGATTGTGCGATATGTCCCATGGGGTCATTCCCGACTAATTCTGCCGCAAAATTTCTGGCAGTAAAACCTTTTGCACGGCCATAGACTACACCGGTTTGACTGCCGCCGTCTGTTTCAGTAGCAGGAATGTCGGTCTGACCGTCATAGTTAACGGGATCACCGCCGAGAATGTTATAAAACGGCACGGTGTATAAATTTCCGCTTCCGCTGATTTGCTGTGCAATTACACCGTCCTGTGCCATTGCACCACTGTTTAAAATAGCGGTGCGTACTGGGTCTGGAGCTTCACTCCAGGCATTGTGAAATAGTTCCTCGTCAAAAGGAAATCCTAAAAATGTTTCAGGCATGATTATTTACCTCCTGTTTCATTTGCCATTAGCGCTTGATAGGCTTCTGGCTGTTCAGTTTTGAGCTTAAACTGCTCCATATAGGGCAGCTTAAAAAACTCTTCTTTTGTCATGGGCTTTTCCGATTGGTGGTGGCTGCGCTGGAAGTTTCCGAGACTTCCGGTCCCGCCGGTTGGCTTTTGGGGGTCTGTACCTGAGTCAGCCTCAGGAAACATGGTGGCATAGTCCTTTTTGCAGGATTCCAGCAGAGCATCGGAGCCCTTTAAAGTGCCGTCGTCTGCAAATTCCACTTTGTCGCCGAGCTTAAAGATAATGTAATCCGTATCCTTACAGCCGGCTTTTGTCAGTGTGGATTTAAGGTTCCAGCTCTGCAAATCCTTTTTGCGTCCGTCCTTTTCGGCCTGCAGCTGAGTCTGCAGATCTTTCACGTCGACTTTTTCAAGATCCGCAACTTTTGTATTAGCTGCCGTAAGGTCGGTGCGCAGGGTGCCAATCTCGGTGTCTTTGGTCTTGAGCTGGGTGCGCAGGGTAGTCATCTCAGTTCCATTTTGATCTAAGATTTTGTCGATCACATCTTTTTCAAGGCCCAGGTCAGTCAAAAATTTTCTGTCCATACTTTGTGCTCCTTTCACAACACACGTTTTTAACGAGGTTCCGATCCTCCGTTGTCCCGTAGTTTCGCGACTTCGGGCCGGTCAATTTTTGTATGAAAAAAGCAGCCCCATAAAGGCTGCTTCGTTCTGAAATTGTGTTTAATTCTGCGAATCATGTGAAACCTCTGCGCCCCATTGGTAGAGCTCATACAATAGCTTGGCAACGCCTGGAATACTCTCTGCTTCAGCATCGGACAAGTCAATTGCGTGCCACGAAGTCAGTCTATCAAGATATCGGTCGAGTTGAGTTGCCAAACGGTTAATATTAGCTGTGAATGTTTTTTCATACTGCTTATCTTTGAAAACAATTCCTTTATCCACCTTTTGTTCCTCCTTAAAAGTAGGCATAAAAATACCACCCTACCTTTTGGTGGGTGGTTTAATATTTTAAATCTTTTGGGGGATTGTGTATTGCTTTATAATTGTCCGGAATCTTTAAACGTGAGATATGAAACGCATTTTTGCAAGAATTACACCAAACATCACCATATCCTAGATGTTGTTTTGCATCAACTTCCGTATAGGCATACTGGGTATCATTGCTCCCACAGCAGGGGCATGAACCGGGGGTACCTTTTTGGGAAATATTTTCAAGATTTTTTAGCCATTTCATGATCTCACCTTCTTTTTTAATGCTAAATAAATGATGTTTTCAAGACGATATGCTTGCTTTTCCATGTGCTCCATGTCTTCTTGCACAATTTTCACACCATATCTTTTATACTGCGCAATATGAACTTTTTCATGTATGAGAGTTTTGATCATAGTTTCTTCATCTTGAAAGGCATTTGGGAACAAGTCAATCCTTCCAACGTCATGAGAATCAGCATCTGCAAGATATGGAAGGGCAACTAGTGCTTCAGATCGTTGAATCTTTACGGTAACTCCATTCATGTCTAATCCATATTTTCTGGCAATTTGTAGGACTTGACGCTTTTGCATTGGAACCTGTAAATTCTTAAAAGCTCCTGTGTTTTGATCACGCCTATCCATCCTTAATAAAGACATTTTATCATTGCCTTTATCAGATTTCAATAGCCATTTATCAAGTTCCGGGTTATCACTTTTTCCGGCGGCCCAGTCGCCCAATTCCTGCCCGATCTCATCATAGCTTTTCGGGATCACAGCAGTCACGGTGCACATGCCGTTCGGGTGGTCGAAGGGGAGAGCATCTTTCTGATAAATCCTGCCGTCACGCTGTGCACATAACTCGCACATGCGGGCACCGTGACTGCTGTGCCACTTGTACGATTCCACAAAGGGATTATCTTTGGTCGCCCGCTCAAAAGACAGCTGATAAGCGTGTGTAATGGCTGTACGGGAAAGCCTCTGCGCGTTATAGTCAACCACCTGATTGACACCCGGATAAACAATGTTCCAGTTCCACGGCTTTGCAGCCTTTGGGTCAACATACATTTCCAAATCTTTCGCAAGATCAAAGGCGGATTTCTGTGCCTCGATTCCCTTGACGATCACGGTCTGAATATCACGGTTATACTTTTTGCGGTAATTCCAGATACGCTCAGACAGCCCGGAAAAATCTTTATAGATTCCACCGGACATCAGCTCATCGGCGGCAGACTGAGGAACTCTGGAAAACACATCGGAGAAATGTTCAGAGAGTTCCGGGGCAAGCTTGGAATAAAACGTCTGCTCTGCCTTTACGGGAGCTTTTGCGGATTGTAACAAACTATCCGCAACTCCTGCTTTAATCACGGTATAGAGCCGCTTGCTGTCTTTCTGTAGGCTTTTTGCATAGTCCTTAACCCAACGATAGGTGAGAGAGTCGGGGGTGTATCGCTGCAGTCGGTGATTTAAGTCATCCGAGATTTCCTGATAGAGCCCCGCAATCTGCTTTTGCTGTGCCTTTGTGATGGTGACACGCGCCTGCTCGGCGGCTTTCACAAGCTCCCAGTAATTTCCCAGTCGGCCGGACATTACTCGTCACCAGCCGGGGAGGGCTCAGCTGCAAAGCTGTCCTGCATCATCTGTTGCTCTTTAGCAATCTGCTCGATCTCCGTTTCCGCGTCTTCCGGCGTCATACCCTTACTGTTGGGGCCGCCCCATTTCATGAGGTAGCTCTTAATAGACCTGGACTTGTTGGAAACTTCGGAAAGATCAAGCTGCTTTTCTTCGTCTTCATCTTCGGGCAGGGGGTATTGATTATCGATCATAATCACATGTGTGTCTGCCTCAAAAGCTCCATAGACATTTTTAAGTCCTGGATTAACATCCGCCGCGTAAAGCAGCAGTTCTGTGAGCCATTCGAGCGCCGGTCCCCAGGCATTCATCTTTTCTTCGCACCTGCAGATCAGCGGCCAGTATAATGTTTTAAGTCCCTTGCCGCTGGTGATTACATTGCGGGTGCTTTCCTGGTTAAGATCAGGCACACCGACAAGATCGTGCATATCCTGTTTGATAGTGGACTCAGTATCTGCAAAAGCAGAGGCATAGGAAAACGTATTAGAGATCGTACCAACCTGTACATTAGGCGCGCCGCCGTCGCTCGCTTGTGCCAGATCGCCTTTTAGATCCCACAGAGCGCCGGGGGCGCAGCGGAAAGATTTCATGCAGGACGGGTCAACGCCGGACATGTATGTAATCTGGTTCATGCCTTTTCGCAGGGAATCAATATTGCCTGACTTTAATCGGCCATACCAGGCATCATCGCACATCAGATCGCGGATTTCACTGACGCCTTCTGTATCGCCGGACAGACCATCATTGAGGATCACATAGGCCGGTATTCTGTCAAGTCCCGTGTCGTAATCCTGCTTTGTGCCGTCCCACTCTACCGTTTGACCGTAGCCGTCTGTAATACGTTCATCAAGTAGACATCGGGTGCCCTCCATGCGGTATTTCTGCACCCAAATACGCTGGCGTTGTCTATCCGGATCGTCCTGCATCGTGTAGAAAAACACAATGCGCTCGATTATATCAACGTCATCAAGCGCCGTCTCATATACAAAGCCGTCCGCCGGAACAAACATAATGCTCAGCTTATCAGCAGTTACATTGACTTTGAGAGCGACTCTGCCGCCGATCAGACAGTCACGGGCACCTTTAATCAGCTTGTCTCTCCAAAGGTTAGACTTCAATACCTTTCCAAGATATGCCTGCATATCGGCTTCATTCGGGCGGCCGTCTTTTGTTTGGGTTTCCTCTGGACAAATGACTTTGATTTCCGGTGACTTGCCAAAAAGGAACTGTGCTTCGCGGCGGATCAGTTTCTTAATTTGCTTAGACGGTAGTTTAGCCGGTGCATAGTCGCCGCCGGAGTCTACCTCAAAACGTGCGCCGTTATCGTAAATCGCGTAATAGTCCTCAATCTTTCCCAGCTTCTGTAGCACATCGGGGCCATAGGGGCCAACAAGTTCAGAGTAAATAAAATTTGGTATCAGAATAATCACCTCCCATATTTTTTATCGCTGTAAATTCCGTACCGGATTGCGTCCTGCACGTCATCATCAATCTTGACCGGCTCGTCCGTACCTTTTTTCCAGACATAGCTATAGATCTCATGCGGGAATCTGCTGACGTTTTCCCGCACAATAAACAGTCGCTTTTGCTTATAGAGGCTTGCAACTTCGGCAATGCCGGCAAGTACGTCCTTCCGGGCATTGATAGCACGCAGCCTTGCAACGCGCATCTGCTGAATTAAATCAGGCCGTGCAGAATCGCAGTAGAAATTAATATCACCGTACTGATCTTTGATCGATTGCCCGATCTTGATCCAGTTGTCGATATGTCGGTGCTGTGCCGCCCATTCCCGGACAAGGTAATACCGCCCGTCCTCTGTGCGGCCGATCAGTACAAATGCGCCCCAGTGCTCCCAGCCAAAGTCAACACCAACGAACCAGCGGCTGATCTCGTCAATTGGAACTTGATCCATGCTAATGTAATGCACCTTTTCATCAAAGTCCGGATAGACAGCACCGTCAGCCGATACCCATGCACCATTAATATCTCGGTCATAAAACATACCAGACGGGGTAGAGGTTTTAATGTTCTGCCGGTATCGATCAGATAAGAATGTGTTATCGTCCAGTCTCCATGAGTACTGCACGATTGTCTTTCCGTCAGCTTTATCGATGTAGTCGGTTTTGAGCCAGTGCGCAGGATCGGCCGGGTTGGTATCCATGAGAATGCGCGCACCGTCACCCGAACATCGGGACTTGATTTCGTCAAAGACTTCCTCATTTGCAACGCATGCTTCGTTGATGTAAGCGCCCCAGGCCGTCATGCCTCGAATGCGCCCCATATCATTGATTTTGGAATGACCGAAGCAGCATACCTGGACGCCGAACAGCTGAAAGCGGTTAAACTTATCAAACTGAAATTGGAGGCCGTATTTGCCGGACAATTCGTTGAGTATATTGCGGTGGATGCTGCCAATGTCAGCGGCAGCTAAAATGTACTGTGGGTTTGAAACCCCGGCAGCGGCGGCATTTTTGCGCGCTCTCATAAGCTCATACAGAAACAAATCGTTGTCGAGTACCGTCTTACCGGATCGTTTGGCACCGTGATTGATCAGCATAAAATAATCCTGCGTCATAGCTCGGCGCAGGACTTCTTGTTGCTTTGTGTGATATAGATTATTTAGGCTCATTTTTTACAGTACCCTCCAAAGCTTTGAGATAATCCGCGATGCGATCTTCCGCAGACGATGATTGCAGGTTGTCCTCTCCAATCAAATTCCGCAGCTCCTTAACAGCCTGTACATCTCCTGACTGTGCGGCTTGCATTAATGCAAATGTTACCAGCATCTTATTATCGCAGCCCTCGGGCGGAACACCGGCACGAGACAACTTGTTCCACTTGCGCCGATCAGAAACAGGGAGGGACAGCAGGAAATCAGCGTACTCGCGCATCGTCTTTTTTGCCCTGCGAGCTTCACCACTTGCTTTGCCGGCTTTTCGGGCGTTCGCCGCGCGTTCAGAAGGTGTCAAGCTGTTATTTAAGGCATCGGCAGACATTAGATTTTTTCCTTTTGCCATTTAGGGACCACCACCCGGAGGGCGCTGACCGATCAGCATCAAGTCAGTAGCCCATTGTGCCCGCAGCCGGCGAAGATCGGCTTCCTGCTGGATAGATCGATGGGGTAGGGCCTCGAGATTGCGGATTGCTTTATCTAGCTCCTTGCGGTGATGCGGGTCCAGCGGGCAATAGGGGAGGGCACACGCTGGGGTGCCGGCCTTTATAGTGTTATTCTGCGGACAATGATTACATGGCAGCATGGTGCCACCTCCTTAAAAATGAGTATAAAAATAGCAGCCTGATTGAGGCTGCTCGAATGAATTAAATAATTTATGGAAGCCTTAAAAATAATATAGGCTTTTATGTTGATTATTGAAAAAAATGGTAATATACTAAAAATATTAATTAAAATATTAAATTATGGTAGTGAATATAATGCAGATTTGTGATTACATACATGATCGTGTTGATGACCAAATTAAATGGTACGATGAAAAGTCTTTATCATGCCAAAAAAAATACAAAGTAATTCAAATAATAGAAATTGTTTTCGCAGCGTTCATTCCGCTCTTATCTGGTTATACCGCTGTAAATTTTATTATTCCGATTATTATTGGTATAATTGGTGCAGTTATAACGATATTAGAATCTTTAACGAAATTGAATAAATATCATGAAAATTGGATTTCATACAGAACAACTTGTGAGATGCTTAGATACCATAAAAATTTATTTTTAACACATTCAGGGCCATATTGTACAGAAGAAGAATCTGTGGAAAATTTATTCGTAAAAAATATGGAGCAAATTATTTCTGTAGAAAATAATCAATGGAAGTCAGTAAATGAAAAAAATGCAAAAGAAAACAAAAAGTGACCCTTAGATCTTTTTATATGTTTTTTTAAATATATCCGGTTTACAAGGGTATTGTTCTCCATGAATTCCTGTGATGATCCAATCTCCTGGTTCTGCTATCATGTCTCCTTCTAAAGTATGGATAACTAACTTTTCAAAAGTTTGATATGCTTCTACAGTAATAGGCTTTTTTTGAAATTTGTTTGGATGTTGCATAAAATCACCTCGTAATTATTAATCGTTTTGAAAGGAGTTTAAATGAAAAACTATCATATTTTTATTAGTCATGCATGGAAATATTCTGATGCTTACAATAAAGTTGTATCCTGGCTTAACGAAGCGCAAGATGAGGGAGAATTTACTTGGAGTAACTATTCGGTTCCGGAGCATGACCCATTAATTGATCCAAATACATCAAGTGGAAAGAGACAATTAAAAGAAGCATTGAATGGTCAAATTAGTCCGGCATCTCTTGTTATTGTGATTTCTGGAATGTATGTTGCATACAGTGAATGGATTGACTATGAAATCGATACAGCTGTGTCTTATGGAAAATATATTATTGGCTTAAAGCCTTGGGGACAAGAGCGTATTCCTGAAAAAGTATCTGATAATGCTGATATAATGGTTGGATGGAATAAAAAATCTTTAGTTGATGCTATAAAAAATTCGGGGAAAAATTCTTAAAATTTTATAAGAAACTGTAGAAGCTTTCAAAATAACTGCTGTACAAAATATACAGCAGTTATTTTAATATCATTACTTATGTCCTTGAAATGAGAATAAGCCTTTCTAACAATCTCTTATATGACACGCAAAATTAGCCTTAATAGACTAATATATTACAATATTAAAAAAATAAAAGCAAAAAAGCACCACTGTTTCAGCGGTGCTTTAGGGGGTAGGAAAAAGACTATTTGTCTTGTAATCGGTTTATGGCTGTTTGGTAATACTGCCGGTCAATTTCCCAGCATACAAAATTTCTTTTGGACTGTTTGCATGCAACCGCCGTTGTTCCGCTGCCGCAGCAGCTGTCGAGGACAAGTTCGCCCGGGTTTGTGTAAGTCCGAATCAGGTAGTCAAATAGGGCTACCGGCTTTTGAGTCGGATGTAGGCCGCGCTCACACTTGACTTCTAGGAGCTGGCGTGGATAATGAACAATGCAGGTTTCTGTGTCATGGGAAAGGCTGTTGTCCATACGATAGACGCAGTCTCCATGGGCAGGAACTTTTTTACCACTTCTTTTGACTGGTTTGTCTAAAACAATTAGTCCCTGTGGATTGTAAGTGGGGAGGTGCTTGTAAAATACACACACTTCTTCAATACACCGCAGGGGCATTTTCTTTGCGTTCGCAAATCCGGTTGGTTGATTTTTGTACCAGTACCAGCAATATCGGAAAAGCTTTGGTTGACTGCTGATTAGCTGCGTCGTGAAAGGCTGGCATCCGGTTAAACAGATTGCACCGTGATCTTTGATGACTCTGAGGTATTGTTCCCATAACTGATCAAACGGTAAGAGGCTGTCCCAGCGACACCCCGTGATTCCATACGGGAGATCGGTGAGGATCATGTCTACACTGTGATCGGGCAGCCGGTGCATTCCGGCGATGCAGTCTTCGTTAAAAATATGATTGATATAGTTTTCCATGTGTAATCTCCTTTTTGTCAGAGACCCGCATGGCCTGCACTAAAAACGGTATAGAAAAAGAAGCTTTTAAAAGCCCCTCTCTGCGAAATTCCTGTAATTATATGTTAGCACACATTTTTCTCCGGTGCGCTCCGGAAAACTCCGGTTTACTCCGATTTACTCCGGAAAACTCCGGCTTTTTAGCAGCTTCCCCAGCTAAACACCTCTTGAGGGGAAAGATCTGATAATTCTTGAATCATTTTTCTAGCAATATCGTAAGTCTGGCTTTCACTGTATCCGACTTTATCGGCAATTTCTTTCCATGGCGGTCGGCGTGTCCACTTTTTTCGTGCATCTGGATCTTTAGGCCCTAAATAAGCCAGCTCTAAGATTCGTCTTTCTGTTAGTCCCAACGTGCTTAACGCCACTCGGCACCAGTCGCGCTGCTCCTGAAGGCTGGCAATGCGCTTTTGGCAGGATCCAATCTGTCGGTCAAAATAAACGGTGTTGTCCCGCATGGCTGCGTTCGCAGTTTGATCGCTCGTGCTGCCTTTTCCGGTCGGCAGCCCGGAGAGGATAGGGGAGGAAAGAGAAAATTTTCCGCGCTCTTCCTGGCAGTGCCGGATCGTTGCCAACTCTTCATCAATCATTTGAGGAATGTCGTAATATTTCTGCAAAAGTTTCTTGATCTGATCCGGCGTCATTGGTTCCATTCAAAACATTCCTCCTATAAAAATCATTCGCTGAAATAGTTTCTCGCTTGCTGACGTGCGTTTTGTAACGTCCTGAATTGATCTGCGTTTCCTCCGCAATCTGGATGATCAATTTTCGCAAGACGTCTGAATTGAGTTTCTACATCATCCAGACTTTTAGGTACTTCCGAAAACTGCAATACTTTTGCCCAGTCAGGAAGATTGCTTTTTGCGGGCAGCATTTTCATACCAGCTACCCATGTCGATAGATCGTATATTCCGCGCTCAACCATTCGGGCAAGGTCTTCCAGTGACAAAACCACCTGGGCAAATACATCGGACCCATATTTGATATTGACCCCGTGAGCGATAGCATTCTCTACACTGTGAGAAAACCGGTAATGCTGCCCTTTATAAACGAATTCCACCCAACAGGAAAAACGATCCCAATTATAATCATATTGATCAACGCCAAGGCGAGCCATTACCTTTTCGAGTTTTGCTTCATAGGTCGCTGGCTCTGCATATTGTTTTGACATTATGACACCTCCTTGTTTTAGTCTGCAATAATTTCTCGAAATGCCCATCCGTTCGGACGGCAGTACTTTTCAATGAATAACCTTCGGCGGTATATGTAATCTCTCTGAAGCTTTCGTATGGCCTTTGATTTCGTTTCTACGGCTTCAATAGTCCCGTTCCGGTAAGTTATGAGGAAATCAGGAGTATAACGCGCTGAGGGCAATTTTAGGCCGCAGTACTCGCTCTTTGGAAGTAGCTCAAAACTTTTGTGTAACTCTACATCAATCACCTGTCCGCTTAAGATTTTCGGGAGTATGTCGGTCATATAAAAATTACGTTCCAGCTGACTGTCAAACTCATCGGATTGTTTCGGCTTGCAGTGCTCTTTCCGCTGATTTTGTCTTTGTCGTTCTTTTATTTGACGTTTCAGTTCGGCACGGACAGCAGGACCAAGTTGACTTAAGTCGTCAATTCTCATGAAAAAACGTTTCTCCCGTTTTGCATTTCTTTTTTGCGCCGAATGAGTTCGGTCTGAATAATTTCTATTTCTGCCCTGGCAGAAGATACAGATTCGCTTTTGCCGATTTGGAGATTAAAGCTGATTGTTTCCATGAGACTATCGATTCGGCGCTGAAGTCTTTCTACAGGGAGTGTATGGTAATCAAGACTCATTTTTTGTTGCCTCCAGTTTTGGCAGTATGTATTTTTCAAAATCCAGCCGTTCGCTGTCAGATAGGGGACACCAGCCCGGAATCCCCTTCCAGTGTTTGTAACGCTTGTATAGCGGCAGGACGGTCGGGTGGTTAATATTGACCCGAAACCCATATGGACTGTGTTCCAACAGAAGCCCGGTTTCTGCCGGATTGTCATGGTAAATCATGCGTGATCTCTTTCATACTGTTTTTAAGATATTCATCCCAATCATTTTTCATTCTGTTTTGGGGCTGCGGTAATCCCTTTTGATTCTGTGATCTGGAAAGCCATGAATTGATGAATTTTTTGATTCCACTTTTTGTCTTTCTGCGGCTTTGGTTGGCATCACACCAGCCTTTCATTTTCCGAAATTCCTGCTCGATATCTGCTGCAGGATATAACGCTTTCCATTCTCCAATCTGACGTTCAGTAATTGGATATTCAGAATTATCACGAAGAATAAGAGAAATAAATGGAGGGGAGACGGGTGAAACCGCTTTTGCGGTTGAACCTGTCTTTTCTATACTCTTCTTTTTTCCTTTACTCTCCTTTCCTTTACTTTGGGGATTAATTTGCAAATTAACTTGGTTATTTTCTAAATTAACGGTGGTTTTCTCTAAATTTACAGTTTTAAAGGTAACCTTATTAAGAATGCTGGTTGGAACGTCTTTTTTATCAGATGAATCCAATAACCAGTATTCTTTTATAATCTGTATTTCTTCACGGGTAGATACTGCACGTATGTACCTGCGCTGGATACCCGCCGATGTCAAAATGCCGAACATCTGAAAAACCCCATTATTGAAAATGGAACGTCGCAGACACCCTTGCACCACCTGCGTTATGTTCTCGGGGACGATCCCACAACCGACAGCGTCAGCCATGAGGAGGCAGGAATCTTTGTCCCACACTTTGTAATATCCAGTCGTGCGATAAATATCGCACAATAGAGAGATCACAATCAGGATCCCTTTTGATCCAAATTCGGCCTTGATCAGCCGGATTTTATCATCTTGAAGAAAATCAACATCAAGAGGAAAATAATCAATCCCGTCCTTAGTGGGACGAGCCATAAGATCACCTCCCAGATAACGGATAGAACACACCACCCACCATCCCACTTGTGTCCTACATTTTTAAAGCTGATTTTGTTTTGCATATTTTAAGGAAAGATACCGAAATTTTCTACAGGTGAATACATGAGGCTGCAGAGCGTAAAAGGTACGCTGCCCAATGAAGTCTCCTGCATTTTGCGCAGTAAGAATTTTAACTCCGGTAATGATTTCCCCTTTATAAACCACATGGAGGGGACTGCATGGATCCCACATGCAAAGAACTGGATTCCGATCGCATGGGCAGTATTTCCGATCTCCAACTTTTCTCCAAACCAGCGCTGCTTCACACTGAGGGCAGATGTCTTCGCCCCTCTTAAAGTGTGTCAAATATACTCGTTCCTGCATAATCGTCATACTCCTGATTATCCGGATCAAACCGAAACTGCGGCATTAAATCCGTGTACATTTTGAATCGCCTGAGCTGCTTTGTTCTGCGACAATATTCACACTCTCCGCACCGCCTGGGATTTTCTTCTCCGTTCTTGAGACGCTGAATATGAGGGACGTTGGCTTTTACTGTTTTTAATTCCAACTCCCAGCGTGCATCGTCATTGAGTAGAAAGGCTTCTTTATCCGGTGGGGATTGTTTGGAAACTCCTAAAATAATAAAGGTTGGGAAGGTATCTGCTTTGGCGTTCTGCCGCTCGATTTCGCCATATACGGCAGCCCGCATCAAATACCCATATTCTTCTACAAACGTTTGATGTTCTTTGGTAACCGGGTTATAGAAGGTTTCTCTCAAATTTGCTGAGGTCTTATAGTCGATGATCTTTCGCCCGGAAGCACAATACTTATCCATCTTCATCCGCCAGGGAATCCCTCCAACTGTACCTACCATGGGCATTTCATTTTCGCCGGGCCAGGATAGCACCATAGACATTAGAGGATCCTGGTGAACTGCTAAAATCATTTGATCCAACAATTCAAACGGCGCATATTTACCGATAATTTCAGTACCTCTTGCTTTTGTGGTTTTCGTCTTAAAGATCTTATCAGACCCATCTTCGCAAAACTTTTTAAACGCTTCCGGGCTTTCAAAATAGGAATGAAAATACTGCCCTTGAAACAGCGCATCTGATTGTTTCTCCGGTTCCCATAGACCTCGAAGCTTCGCAATTTCAGCAGCCTCACATTTCTGAAATGCTTGGTACTGAGAGCAGCTCATATAATTGATATCTGCTTCTCGGGAATAATAATTTTCATCAGTCAGTTGGAATACTTCCGGCATGATTCGCTTCCTCCTTTTCTAGTCTTTCCGCTGCTGTCCCTTTTACAGGTTCAACCTGAGCTACCTCAACCGGAATGGAGGCCTTTGTTTGCACCTCAGCATTCAAAGATTCCAGCCGCTTGTTTTCCTCCTGCACGGGGGTAGCAGAAGTATTCACATACTGCTCGCCTGTAGCATTGAATGCCTCAATGACTAGGTCGCTATCATCAGAAGTATTTAAAAAGAACTTACAAGCACGCCCAATCACTGTTCTTTTCGCCATCTGATCCGGGAATTCCTTATGTACGGAATGTTCCTTTGAACGGCTTTTACTCCAAGCCTTTTCAATCTGCTTGCGATTCATAATCTCGGTATAGCTTTCCCCTTCATCCAACAGAATGGTGCAATAAACTGCTCGGATATCCTCAATCCCATCCCCAATATTATCAATGGAGCTTTCGTGTTTTAGAATTTTCCAGCTGCCGGCCTCTTTGGTTACTTCAAAGGTATCTCCGTTCCAGACCACATCTGAAATGATCTTTTTCACACCTGGAACATGTTTGGTTACAGCCATGGTTCCAAAATAGGAACGTTGCGCTTGCAGATGATTTCCATAAACAATGTAATAAATTTGCTTCTTTGCAGGGTTCAATCCCTGAATAACCGTATACAGCAAAGCATTTGCCACACTATCCTTTGTGCAGACATCCAGGGCAGGGCGTTTTTGCAAATCCTTTGTTTCCTGAATGGTCAGCCATGCGGTACGCAGTGCATTTGATACACTGTAGTTCGGAGGAAAGTTAATGCCACCCTGATGAGATAGCTCCTCAATCCGATCATTTACGCTATCAAGAATACTTTTTTCCTGTTTGCGAGCTAACGTGTTTTCAGACATTTCTTATTCCTCCATTTTCTGATTTATCTGGCAGCCAATTCCCGGAATAAAACCAATTGACTAGTGCTTTCATAAATTCCTGCCGGCAGTCGCCTATATTTTCAGAATAAACAAACGTTATTCCACAGCGAAGCATGGCATAGGGAAGAGCATCATCTGCAGACACAGTTTTTCCTCTCTCTGGACCGATCCCTTTATAAGCAACGATATTTTGCTTGACAAATTTCTTATTCTGCGGTACTTTTAAATTATTAGTGGTTCTGTTTTCCGCCCGAGTGTTGGTAGCGCTCTGGGCGGTATTTTTATATTCCGGCATTGTTATTTCTCCTTTCTTTCATTAAAATATCGGTTGGATTACTTCCGGATGCTTGGCAAGCACGGATCAACGCATTTTTGAGTTCTGTGGAAGTCCATGTTTCCGGCTCATATTTGCGCAAAACGATGCAGTCTCCGTCTACAAAAATTTCTATTGGGTCACCATCTTTAATGCCGCGAGTTTTGCGGAGTTCCTTCGGAATTACCACTCGTCCGAGATTATCAATGTGTCTTACGACTCCTGTTGCTTTCATTTATTCCCACCTCATTTCTTGGCGATTTTGTGATTTTCTGCGATTGATACGCCGCTGCTCATGCTCCCAGGCTTTCATGGCCTTCTGACGGTAATGCTCAATCGAGATTGCTTTAATGGCACGGATCGCAATCGATACGACAGCGATCAAGCCTATGTACTCAAATAAATTCATGCTGATTCCTCCTTCCTAAACTTGTCCTCTTCCACCGCTGGTGATATTATTTAGGTGGGGAGGAGGTGAATGAAATGTCAACATTTGTATGTCCATATTGTGGAGTTACCGTTCCAGAAGATTGGGACACGATAAATACTTTTGAAATTAAGGACACGAAAGTGCAAACAGTCAGTCTGTATTCAAGTGATGAGCATTGGAAGGACTGCCTTAAGATTCTTCAAAAAAAATGTCCAGAATGTGGTAATTATTTTATTACTGCCAAAGGCACAGGAGGAAAATATGCTAGCGTAGATTGTATTATTTCTCCTAAATCGCTTGCAAAACATTTTCCAAACTATATCCCGGCGGCAATTCGATCTGATTATGAAGAAGCCTATCTGATTTTGAAGGAGAGCCCAAAGGCATCTGCAACTTTGTCAAGAAGATGCCTGCAAGGCATGATTCACGACTTTTGGAATATTCATGGGAAGAACCTTAACACTGAAATTTCACAGTTACATACTTGCGTGTCTCCTACTATGTGGAAAGCAATTGATGGTTTGCGTAAGCTTGGGAATATCGGTGCGCATATGGAAATCGAGGCCGACAAGGTCATCGATATAGAGCCAGATGAAGCAGAAAAACTTCTGAAGCTTATTGAGCTGCTCATTGAAAAGTGGTATATAAGCAGGCATGATGAAGAAAAATTGTATTCCGATATTGTGGAAATTAATGAAGAAAAGGTTTTGCAGAAGAAATGACCGTTTTAATTACGAGATTCAGCTAGCAACTTTCCGTCAAAATTCCAGTACTGGGAAACGATTCTTGCGGGGTCGTTATCTGTTCCGCGCCCTTTTAATGATCGTGTTTCGATAACTTTAATAACTTTAGCGCTGTCCGTTCCTCTAGGACGGGCAGCCTTTATTTCATCTTTCGTCTTTCCTCAATTCCTTTCTTTTTCAGACTGATGGGGCTTGTCCGACTTCGAAATTTTAAACGTCCTGAATCTTTAATCACTTTTGTTTCTTTCGCATTTCTTCCTCAGCCTTTTCCATACACATTTGGGCGATGAGATGATACGCGGGGAGAGTCGTTTCATTGACTGGTACTACATATCCATCCATTGATTCCCTGATTGTTCCGTCCTTCATGCGATTGGTAATATGCACGGTTTTCCCGCCGAGCTGCATATACATAAAAATCACCTCCCAAGATGTATATGATCGTTTGATTGTCCGACTTTACGCGGATTTTTCGGTTAAGCCACTTCTTGCTTTACCCGATCACGCACGTTTGCCATGCCTTCGGCAAAGATTGCAATTGCTTCCTTGTCAGAATCATTAAGTTTTTCACAATTTTCAAAAATCTTTTTGAGAATTTCCTTTGATTTATCTGTCATGTGGCGTTCCTCCTTCCTTTATATTGACTATGTGGGAATTATACCATGACAACGTGACTATGTCAATACTTGTTTTAAAAAAATATTGACAATGTGGGATTGAGTGGTACAATATACTTGCAATCAGGAGGTGGTATTGTGTTAAAAGATAGAATTAAAGAAATTAGAAAATCAGTAGGCCTAAATCAGTCTGATTTTGGGGCAAAGGTCGGTGTTAAGGGTAATACGATAGGAAACTATGAGATCGGATTACGTTCTCCGTCGGATGCGGTAATATTTTCAATTTGCAGAGAATTTAATGTAAATGAAAATTGGCTTAGGACCGGAGAAGGAGAAATGTTTTTAAAAATAAATGAAGAGGAAGAATTATATTCTTTTTTAGGAGGACTAGCTAAGGAAGAGAATAGTTCATTTAAAAAACGTCTTATTTCTGCTTTAAGCCGGTTAAATGAGAGTGATTGGGAAATGCTTGAAAAAATATCTGATAAAATGGTACAAAAAAAAGACGACGCTTAATGCGTCGCCTTTTATTATCTTTTATATCCAATTTTCTAAAAATTTTATCAATAAATACAACTTTTGATTTGGCACATTTTTTAATAACCTTTTAATTTCGCCTTTTAACAGCATTCGTTCTTTTTTATTCATTTATCCCCATCTCCAAAAATCCGCACATTTGTTCCGGTAGCGTGCCTTTTATTATAGAACGTCCATTCGACCAAATCAACTAAAAAATCGACTAATTTTATAATGATATTTTTGTATGGGACAAATTTGGGACATGAGATTGATTTTTGGTGAGAAATTGGAAATATAGGATTGATTGTTGTCATATATTGGGATATATTGTAAATATCTATATTTAAAGGAGAGATATTTATGAAATGCCCCAAATGTAATGCTGACTTAGGAGATCAAGATTTTGCTTTTTGTCCTAAGTGTGGGGAGAAGCTCCCCAGCAAGAGTGAGCAAGAGAATCAATCCGAGCAAGAGCCTGATACTATTAGTCAGACAGATTCTAAAACTTTTGGAAAGTACCAAGATCCATCAGATAAGGTTGCTAAGCCTAAAAAGAAATACATATGGATAGTTGTATTGGTTCTTGTTATTCTCTTTTTATTTATTTTAATTAGAGCCTGTTCGGGTGGCGGAAAGTCAAATAATAACTCTGGCGCTTCATCAGCGTATTCAAAGGATATTAATACGTCTTCTGCCGAAAAAATAGACTTGCAAAGTCTCTCAACTTCACAGCAATGTTTTTATTTTACTCCTAAAAATTCCTATTCAAAGGAAGATAAAATTTACGGAAGTTATGCTTTTGAAGTGACAAATACCTTTGATGTTCCAATTATGATTTCTAGTTATACAGTGGATTTTGTTGATGCTTCCGGAACAATTTTAGGCCATGATAACAATGTTAATTTGATTCCACGTATTTTACAACCAGGAGAAAAAGGGTATTGTGGTGGGGAGACCAGTGCAGTTACCTCAGATCCTGCAAATATTTCTAAAATGAAAGTATCGCTAAGTGTTGAAAGGACCAATAAGAAAGTTCAAATGTTTGACTTTGAAAATGTTAATATGCTGTATTCAAAACACGATATCAAGGCAACAGGAACTGTAATAAATAATACATCTTTAGATGCAAAGGATGGGGCATCAATTGTTGTAGTATGTTTTGATAAAGATAATCATTTGATTGGAGCACAATTTGCTAGAGTCAACAGCAAAATTGAAAAAGGAAAAAGCGCAACATTTGAAGTGGGTTTTTTGAGTTCTAATTTGACACAAGATAAAGTGGCAAAAGTTATGGCCGTCGGATACGATTTTGATCAAACATTAAGATAATGATATTTACAATATCATAAAAAAACCGCCTGCCGGTACTGCAATACCAACAGGCGGAGATCAACGGCCGGAGCCGATGGAAATGAATGGAATCCTATTGTACCAGTCATTCATCTAAAAGTAAAGAGAGGTGATACTTTGCAGCAATCGTCGTTTTCCCGTGTAGGGTGCTATGTCCGTGTGTCGACGGAAAACCAATTAGAAAATTACTCCATACCAGAGCAAAAAGAGCGCTTAGAAGCTTACTGTAAAGCCAAAGGGTGGAGCATCTATAAAATATATCCGGATGCCGGATTTTCCGGCGGAAATACTGATCGCCCGGCGCTACAGCAAATGCTAAAAGATATACGCTTACACCGGATTGATATGGTAGCAGTTTATAAACTTGACCGTCTGTCCCGTTCTCAGAAAGATACACTGACTTTGATAGAGGATGAGTTTATCGCAAACGGCGTGGAATTTGTCAGCATGTCAGAAAATTTTGACACGTCAACTGCGTTTGGGCGCGCCATGATTGGAATACTGTCTGTTTTCGCACAGTTGGAAAAAGACCAGATTACGGAGCGCTTTACAATGGGGCGCATCGGTCGCAGCAAAGCCGGATATTTTCATGGTGGAGGGAATGCTCCACGGGGGTATGACTATATTGACGGAAAATTAGTTGTAAATGAATTTATGGCAAAGCAAGTACAAGAGGTTTATCAGCAATTTTTGGCCGGCGAGTCTATCAATTCGATTTATAAGGATATGCACGAAAAATATGGTGGTTGGAATTCGTCACGCGCTGTGCTTAATACTTTAAAAAACAGTGTGTACATTGGAAAAGTAAAGTTTAAGGGGAAGTCTTATGATGGAGTACAGGATCACATCATATCAGATGCAGACTATAACCAAGTACAAAAACTGCTCCGCTCATCAGCACGAGAAGAATCCAAAACCAGCGCCCAGAAAACACCTTTTCGGGCTGGGTATCTTTTATCCAGCCTTGTCTATTGTGCCCGCTGCGGGGCGAGATACAGCGCTAATCACGGGTATTATAAATGCTATTCACGCTCTAAGAGCAGTCAGAAATTTATAACCGATCCAAATTGTAAAAATACCAATTACGAAATTGAGGAATTAGATGCCGCGGTAATTGCACAAATAAATCGTTTGCAGTATGATAAGGATTATTTCAATGAAGTGGTTGGAAAGCCTAGGAGTACGAAAGATGATACTAAAGCATTGTCAGATAGACTTGCGGAACTGGATCGGCAGATATCCAGAATGCTTGATCTGTACCAGGTAGGAACAATTCCGATCGAGCAAATATCTTCAAGACTGCAGGAGCTGCAGAGCAAGCGGGATACCGTAAAGGAGAAACTTATCTCTGTACAGCAAGGGACAGGAAATGGACAAAAAGAAGAATTTATAAAGGCTTTAAAATCTGCAAATGATATTCTGAATTCCGATTCTCTAGAGAAAAAAAGATTACTATTATCTACCATGATAGAGTCTATCTGGATTGACGGAGAGTCCGTAGAAATTAGTTGGAGAATCTAA